AAGGTGTCTCTTGAGAAAAACTTTAATTGTCCATATTGAATACTATCTCCCTCTGTAACTCCACTACCGCTATCCTTATTTCCAACACTACCACTTCTCTTTACCATAAATCCCTCATTTGCATATGAAGAACCACTATAAATCCAAGCATGAACAATATCACTTACATCCATACGAATGTCTGTTGTCTCATATTCTAAAGAAGAAGAACAAGTAAAGTTTCTTGTTCCACCTGCATAACTACCACTAAACCAAGTTCCACCAGTATTATTACTTCCACTTATCCATTGTGTTGCATCATTCTCACCATGTCTATATCTCCAACTAACACCTTCAGTTGTTTTTGGAGAGTCATGGTAAGTTCCATCACCCATTGTCCAAGATTGACTTACAGGATAAGTTAATAATGTTTGAGAAGATGGTAAGTCGGATGAACCAGCATCATATAAATTTAAATAATATTTTGCTGCTTTTGGTATTAAACCATTTTGAACTGAAGCACTTATATAACTAAGATTAAATTTTACTAATGCTCTTGATACATTTATTATATTACCTATATCATTCATATCTTTACGAACTTCAAGTATTGGGTCTAACCCTGTATTTACAGATTGGGTTGCTTCACCCTCATATAATGTTGCGTCTGCTGTAGCAAATTCGAAATAATGCATTAGGTGTCTCCTGCTACTCTACCTTCAATATCTGTACCTGGATATTTCAATTCAAAAATTGAAGGATCTACTGATGGATAAATTATACCATTTTTTGTTGCTGAGTCTATATCATATAAATTGCCTGAATAACCATTTGCAGTTTTATATTTGTTTGTTATAAGAATTGGTAGAGATTGTTTATTATCTTCTACAGGTGGAACTACTGTCGCTACACCATCAACTAAACTTAACTTATAAACTAAATCTGATAATATGATTGGTTGATTTACTTGCCATCTCTCAATATCAAAAAATGTTTTAACTACTTCTATAGCTCTTAATAAAACTTCACTTTTATTAAAATTTGGTCTTGTCATAATACTAAACTTAACACCTATATTAATAATATATGCATTTTTAATATTAATCGCATCAGTAACCATTCTATATTGACCAAGATAAGTTCTTAGATTTTCTTTAACTGCTTGATTTAAATTTGTTAATTTTTTCTTTCCGTCATATCCTAACACATACATATTTAATGCTAATGGATTAGGTATTCTTGATGCTTGTTTAGCCATTATCCTACTCCTCCTGTACCTGTACGTCTAGCCTTTGCTATAGTTTGTCTAATATCTGCAGAACTTTGATTTTTTGTTCCAGCACTTGAAGATTGTAAATCTGCACCCTCCTGTACTGTTGGATTGATTCTTTCAATTTGTTCTTCAAGTGGTGGTGCTGCAGCTCCGATATTCTCTTGAACATCTTCTTCTGATTGATTAAGTTGTTCATCTTGAACTATATAAACTTTTGCTATATTTCCAAATCTTTGTGGTAACGATATTGCTCTTATCATATAATCTTCTTTTGTAACTGCTCTACTCTGTGCTTGAAAATAAGCAAGTGCGTTGTTTTTAATTTCTGTTAATGATTCACCTGACCTACCACCTGTAGCTGGGTCAGGATTATTAACTGCTACAGATTCTTTTGTTTCTGCTACTGTAGCCGTTACTAAAGAAGACTCATCAATATCATAATTAACATCACTTAAATTTTTAATATCATTCGCTGGAACATTATCTTCTATTCCACCACCAACAGAATACTTTACTGTCAATGTTGTATTAGATGGTGCTAAACCATAAGTTCTTGTATTTAAAAAGTTTGCTGGATCAAATGCAGTATCTAACTTACTAACACCACTTGATAATGATGAACCAACTCTATCTGGATTTGGAATAATCTCTTCATCAGGATTATCTGAAACACCTGCTCCAAATCTTAACTCAGTTCTACCATCATCTTTAATAAAGGCTGTAAATCTTCGTGGTGTCTTTCTTAACTTTAACATATATGGTGCTGTATCATTATATTGAGTTAATTCAGAATCATTTGCTGATGTATTCTCTACTTCATCAAATATTGTATCTTGTGCTAAAAATGGAACTTCATACCAAGTATTTCCATCACTATCTATTACGGATAAAATCTCTATAACATTTGGATTACCTAATACTATTTTATCATATTGAACTGCAGAAGTAAAAGCAACTAACTCTTCTTTTACTTCACCACTAATAACTCTAACTCTTTTCTTTAACAAATATTTTGTAGGTACATTTGAATCTGTTTCAAAAATAGAAACTGTAGTAGGATCGTAAGAACTTGAATATTTAAAATTTACATTATCCATAAACCTAAAAGTTTTACCTGTACTCTGTGATTTTGCTTTTGATGCATCAGTAACACTTAAAGCATAATTCATATTAGGTCTTGTAGAATCTCCTGTTCCTGTAGCAGGTACAGTTTGATAAACATCTAATACAGTTGAAGCAGGATAACTAACTTTTGGTTTATATCCTAAAGATTGTGCTATGTTATAAATTGTTCTCTTTTCTTCAGCATATGCTAAAATGGATTCTTTAAATTGACTATCTACATAATAAGAAAGAACATCACCAATATAGGCTGCCATTTCAATAAACATCATGCCAGGAGAAGACTCATTAAAGTCTGTATAAGTTGTTGGGAAATATGTTTTGGCAAATTCAATCAAATCGTTTCTAAATCCTTCAAAGTCTTTATTCAAATATTTGACTTCTTTAGATACGTCTTTCATTGGGCCAGTTGTGTTTGTTGGCATTTATTTTCTCCTATCCTGTAGTACTTGCGTTAAAATCTAAAACTACTTGATTAGTTGCGCCTGGTGATGAGGATACACTAAATGATATAGAAACATTAAACATGTGTGGATTTGTTTCATCAAAAATACTTGATATGTCCGTTATAGTAATATAAGGTAGCCATTTATCAACTGCTTCATTAATAACTTCCTCAACCATAGCAGATGGTTCTGTTTCAAAAATAACTTCCATCAATCTCGAACCAAACTCAGGTTGCATAGGTCTTTCACCTATATTAGTTAACAACAAATTTCTTAAATTATGTTCTGCTTGTTGTGCTAAAGTTTTAGTTCTATTGAATAATCTATTCCCAGCAAATCCCAAAGGAAATGATAAACCTATATAGGTATCTGGATTTAAATCATTTTGTACTGACATTAGTTATCCTTGTTTATTACTTTCATTAAATCTGAATAGTCTCTTGTAAGTGCGTTAATAACTCCATCACCTACTTGTTCTGGAGTAACACCTTTTTCTGCTAAAGTTTGTGCTGCAACTCTATCTCTTTTTAGTTCTGGACTTGCCATTCCACCATAACCTAACAAATCTGCCATATTGTTTGTTGTATATTGTTTACCGCCCATATCAGGATATTCTTCTTGTGGTCCTTTTGTCAAACCAACAGTTTCATTTAATATATCATTCAATGATTTATTATCTTTGATATATGTAACTTTTTTCTTAGGTTTGATTTTTGATTTTTTTCGTGGAATAGCTTTTATTTTATTCTCACTAATAAGTATCTTACCTACTTCTTTTTTTACTTCTTCTCGAACTACTTTTCTTATAACTCTAATAAGATCTTTTTTCTTCATTCTTATTACCTCTTATTTTATTGTAATGTTACAACACGACTCTTCATCGTATTAAGTTTTATTGACAAAGTTGCTAATGTGCTTAATACTTGTGCAACTCTTGCAGCTTCTCCTGCATATGCTTGAGGTGTTGGTGTTCCTGGCGTAACTACAACAACTGGCGTTGTTGATATTTTAATTACTGCTGATGCTAAATCACTTAACACATCCATTAATTTTGATAAAATATCTTCTAATACATCACCCTTTACTGCTGGCTCTTGAGTCTCTGATGCACCCAACTCTATTCCTTTACTCATTATAGCCGTATAACCCTCTTTATTGTCTAACCAAATATCTTGTCCTTGTAGAGTTATGTTTTTAGTTTTACCTTGTTCTCCATTTCTACCAATTACTACAGTAGGAGAATATAAATTTAAACTTTGTTTAGCTGCTACACCAAATGTATTTAATGTTGAAAAATCTATTGGTCCATTACTAAACCCAAGAATACCATCTTCCTTACTATTAAATATAAGTCTACCTGAATTTAGAATAACTTGCTTACCACTAAACTCTTCAGGTGCTATGGGTGCTGGATAGATGTTTACATCTTCTAATGTTGCTGGTGTCAATGGAACAACTTCATCTGTTGTTAACCACATAGAAGAACCATCTGAATTTATATTTTCTACTACAGATGCATTTAATGGTAAATTATCAAGTTGTTCTAATAAACCGTCTTCACCAAATTTTGTAACATCATGTAATTGCCCAGCTCTTAATTTTAGATTTGGTGAATCTTGTAAACCTTCTCTGATATTACTACCTAATCTAATAGAATTACCAAATCTACCATTTAATACAACATCACCCTCTTCTGGAGTAACTTGTCTAAAAGAAAAATTAGATAAAAAATTATCTCCTAAAGTCCTTACTTGATTTGCTGATTTGTTTTCTACTATTCCAGTATTGTCGGTTTCTATAGTTTTACTGTTAGCTATATTTTTATCACGAATTTGAAAGCTTGTACTATATCCTTGATAAGAAGAATTATTTGGATTATTAAAAAAATTTATTCTACTTGAATAAAAAAAACTACCAAATAAACGTTGAACCATTACATATTCGCCCTGAACAGGAAATTCTTTTAAATTTGGATTTAATGGTTTAGCAACAATTCCAGCACTCGTACCTCTTCCCGTAGCTCTACCTTCTCCATCTACAAATGAAAATCTTATACCACCAAGTAATTCATATTGTGGTACTCCATCATCATCTGATGGTAAATCTTCTGAAGTTGTAAATACGCTTTTTACTTCAGCAATTGTAGGTATTGTATAATAAGTAAGATTAATTTCATCAATTAAATTACCTAATGTTTTCCTTAAATGAAAATCAACATCTTTCATAGATGTTAATCCAGTAAAATTAGTATTTACTGATTTTAAGTTTAATTTTCCATTCATTTAATTTTCCGTTGATTTAAAATCCTCAGCTATTGTGTCTGAATATTTTTGAACGTCTTGTGCAGATTCTTCCACTGCTTTCATTAATTGGTCTTTTTCTTTATCTGATAATCCAAAAGCTTCTTCAGATCCACCTTTAGTTTCTGCAGAAAGTAATCTTTGTACAATTGCTGCTATTTTAACTAATTGGTCATCGTTTTTTACATTGATTTCAAGATACTCTTTTAACATAGGAACTATCTGCATGGCAGTGTCTCCATCCTTGATAAATGATACAAGTTCCTTTGTTAATACATCTAATTGTTGTCTATTTTTCTCAGTATTCTCGTAAATGTCTTTAAATACACCAGATAGAGACTTTCCTTCAAATAGTTCATAATCTGTAGCCATATAAACTCCATTATTTTTATAGTTAGAATTTTTCATGATAAATTATTTCAAGAGGGTTTCATAATATAAATATAAAAACATTAGGTTTTACATAGTTATTATTGAGGTTGCTTCGGTTGTACTAACTGAACAACCTTTTTTGTTAACTAACGGGAGAAAACCAATGAAGGAAATCATAGACATGGTAAAAGGATATGTAGATGACATTGCTCATCTAATGTTATCCTTTGTAGCCATAGGTGCCGTTTCTGAAGTAATATTTGGAACTGGTATCTTTGGTGTCAATGTTATTGGTAACCTGACAGCAATAATTAATACGTTCGGCGATTCTGGCTTCGCTGGGCTCGTCGCGTTATTGGTGTTGGTCGGTTTATTTCGTAAGTAGGAACGAGATAGTCTTATATTTCCTACAAGTATAGGACACAAAAAAGGGAAGCGAAAGCTTCCCTTTTTTATTTTTATGAGCCGATGGAGAGAATCGAACTCCCGTCGCGGACTTACAAAGACCGTGCTAAGCCACTCAGCTACATCGGCCAATCTCTAATTGTTCTAATTGTTCTGTAACTTCTTGTAAAACAAAAGGACACACACCACATGATGAATCAGATTCATAACATTGCCAATGTGTTATTGGTAAGTCATAACAGTCATCATCAAAATCTTCACAGATATGATTTGGTACAGATTTGTGATCTATTGGATGAGTAGTTTTATGTTTTACCCAACCATATGATGTTATGTATTCTTTCATAACTGATAAGTTATTTGTATCTATTTCCATTATTATTTAGTCGAGATGGCTGGATTTGAACCAACGACCCCTTGCTCCCAAAGCAAGTGTTCTACCTGGCTGAACTACATCTCGTGTATAGTGGAGCTGACAGGATTCGAACCTGCGACTTCTTCCGTGCAAGGGAAGCACTCTCCCAGACTGAGTTACAGCCCCATAGTACTTAGTACTTTGGTGAAAAGATTCTCTTAGCACCATTCATAACACGTGTAAAGAAACTAAACTCTTTTTGTTTAATAGTTTTTTTACGTATAGTTGTCTTTTTTGCTTTTGGCAT